AATGGAATCTGCCCCTGCTCAATCGTCCACAGGTTGATGCCACGGTTTGCCCATTCTGCGATTAAAAAGTTTAATGTTCTTCTCGCTGTACGGAAATCATAGCCCGTGCGCAACTCCAAGCCACAACGCTCGAACGCCTCTTCGAATATCTCGTTGAGGTCTGGGTTAAAGCTAGTTGTGTTGGTTGTATAAGCCATTACCTAAATCCCGCTGTCTTCTTCGCAATACTTTTAGGCTGTGCTACGAACTGCTTTCCTGCCTTCTTACCTGCCCGCTTTGCCTTCGTTGTAGCAGCATACTCGGCTGGGCTTAATGCTTTAATTGCCTTCTCCGGCAGGTATCTTTCGCCAGTCTTTGACGACGGCTTGCCGCTCTTGGTGCGCCACTTCTGGTCACCCCAGTTTTTAAGCGACTGTTGCGGGGCTTTCACTTATGCCCTCGTTTTTCCGCGAATCGCAATTCCGTCTGCTCGCTTGGAAGCTGAAGACACTTTGCCGCCTTTTTTAAATTCGGACATCGACGCACGTTTACGTTCTTCCATTGAAGGTCTTACGCGTTTGCCCTCCGCATCTCGTCTGATACCCATAGCCTGATCGGACTGTTGTCTCAAACGATCAAACTCTGCCTTGCTAACCTCGTTATTATTAACAAGATACTTACCGTCTTCCTGCCGAAACACCATTTGCGACGGTAACGGCGCGTTATTTGTAGCCTCAGTCACGATAACCTCCACCTGCTGCCTTGTACTTCTTCGCCACCAACTGCGCTTTACGGGCTGACCATTGTCCCGCACCCGTGCCATGAGTTGCTGCGGCCTTTACTTGACTCACGATCCGTTTACGCAGGCCGGGCTTAGTATAGTTACCAGCAGCATTAACCTTCCCACCTTCTTTGTACTGCGTGAAGTCGGTGTTATCCCGACGAGACTTCTTCTTCCCGCCGGGCATCTTGGAAGGGCTAATTGCACCCATGCCGCGTGAGGGCATCATTAGCAAGCTCCGCCTTTGTTCATACGCTTGTTACCAGCCATGACAACCTGCTTGCCTTTGGTTTTGCCTTTGACAGCAACACCGTCACGACTAGGAGCAGCAGTCTTAACAGCGCCCATCTTCGATGCGCCAACAGTACCGCCTTTAGCGTACTTAGCCATACCGCCTTTGTTCATACCAGCCTCCGCCATTTCGTGTTTGATCATCGACTTAGGAGCGCCTTTCTTCTTCATGAACGACACTTCCTTCTTCATCATTGCCTTTGACTCTTTCATTTCACCGCCTCCTGATTTAGTGAACTCTTTACCCACAGCCTGTGGCACACCGGCCTTTTTAGCGAACGCAGGGTTGTGGGCAACCGCCTGCATGAACTTCTCTTGCTTCTTACTCTTGGCTGGCATCGGGTTTCTTCCGGTTAGTCAAACCACGAACCGTATCGGATTCCCAGATACGGATGCTGAACCAGATAATACTAATGAGTGAAAACACAGTAGGTAGCCATGAAAGTAAGACACCCAACCCCGCAAGTATGGAGACGTTGTCCATTAGGTCTGGTTCGATATGTTCTTTTAGCATTTCCATGCCCTCAAACTTTTATTAATCCGACTGTTCGGATCGTTCGCGGTCTTTGAAGAAGTCAGCTTTTTCTTCATACCTGACATACGAGCGCAAAACGACTTCTTCCTTGAGCCGCCTTCCGGCTGGGGAGGTTTCAAGTTCATACCTTGCGCTTTCGCGGAGGCACGTCCCTTGGCGTTCAATCCACCTTTGGGATTCTTTCCCTCTTTCCTCTGCCATGCCGGAGACTTAGCCATAGAAAGCCACCGAAGCTACTGTCGAACCGTTAGTAATGACCAAGCTCGTCTGCACAACCACACCTTCGCCGGGGAGCAACACATAATTCGACTCTGCCGCTCCAATCGTCAGCGTGAACAGGGTAGTAGCGTTGTCTTTTACGGCAATCGTGGACGCGCCAGTGGCGCTATACCACAGCCCTTTTAGACGAGTTCGCCCATTGAAAGCTGTGGTCGAGCCATTAGCTGCACAGGTTGCGCCTTTAACGTCTGTTTGCATCATGGCGATGCCTCCTTATTAGACGTTTTGCTGGCCTACCAGCGGATCAGTAACAAAGTAAGTGACAAAGCCGGTAACTTCACCCGAAGCGCCAGAGTTATCCGTCACAGTCACATACGACATCTCAGTCAAAGCCGCGCCAGAAACTACCAAACCAACCGATGTTGTGCCAACAACCACGGTCAAACCAGAAGCAATGTAGTTGTTGTCAGCGGTGCCAGAGGTGTAGCCGGTTGCGCCCAGATCGAACGTACCAGAGCCAGTCTCGGCAGTAATACTTACCGAAACGACAACTGCGCCAGCAGGCAGAATCAGCGAAGGAGCGCCGGAGACAGAAGAAACTTTAACTTGGGTGCCAGCAACGGCAGGAGATGCGTCGGCAATGTAGAACTGTGCAGCCATCAGGCCAGAACCACAATACGCGGTGCGAGTCTGATCGCCGCCGCCCGAACGCCAAATACTTTGGGTGGTAGAAAGTGCCATTTGAATTTTCCCTCATGCGGTTAGGTACGTCGATCTGCATGAAGTCAGCCGGGACTGTTCGACGCACCGGTATTCCCGGTATTGCTGCTCTTATACTAGGTGGATACGGGGGTGTCAAGCAGCTTGTTGGACTTTTTTAAGTTCTCTTCCTGCGTTATCACCCGCAGATTCCAAGGCACATGCAGACCGCAGACTTCGTCCGAGATTAGGGGCACGATATGGTCAACTACGTATCGTTCGCCAGTCAACTTAGTTAACTCCATTGCCTGTAAGTATAGTTGCCGCATAGCTAACTTTTGCTCTGGCGTAATCCATTTTGGTGTAGCCGCACGATGGCGGCGTTTACGAACGCTGACAAGAGATTTGTAATACTCGGGATTACGCTCCTTGTGCGTTCGCTTATATTGGGTAACTTCGTTTTTTGGGCGGGCATTTGCACGGGCTTTGACCGCATCTTTGTTTTTCTCGTAATACCGCCTACCTGCCGCCTTAGAAGCTTCTGATTTGGGTTTTTGGCTTCGCTTTATATTGTCAAGTGCCCAGTCTTCCTTCATGCACTCAACACAAGACCCTTTGGTTTTGCGTAACGATATGTGCCCACGAGTACACGGTTTGCCTGTGTAGTAATACTTGGCACCGGTGGCTTTAGCTGTGGCTCTATCTGTTGGGTAGTCCATATTATCCTCCTGTCATTTGACACGAGTAATAATATATCGAAACTAGAAAAAGAACAAGGGGGCCGAAGCCCCCTTGAAATACCGCATAGATACTAGCTTATGCGCCTTGGCTACCGTACATGCCCAACGGATCGGACCAGCCAAACGAGTAACGCTCACGGGCTTTGTAACGAACGTTCCCTGTATCGAAATCTCCGTCCATTGACTGAGCCAGCGGCGTACGAACAAAGTGCTTCATGCCGTTTGGAACGTCAGTGGTCAGGAACCATGCGTTGTTATCGGTCAAGAAGTGGTTGATCGTAAAGCCTTCTGGGATCGAACCGTTGTTCTTCAGGGCGTTGATGTCGTTGTCATTGGTGCCGACGCGGAGTTCGGTTTCCAACAGACGAGTAGCAACGAACTGTAGAGCAGGTGGGACGATCAGCTTTTTAGGCTTAGCAGCGATCAGCAGGCCACGTTCATCAGTCCACGCAGCGATTTGAATCACAGCGTTTTCCAACGAAGTTTCGTTCAGGTCAGCAGGTGTCGAAGGGATATTCGAGTTAGAACCGCCGCCTACCAGTGGGTGCGATGCTGAGAACAGAGGTACACCGTCGCCGCCGTAGTACTGGGACGAGTTGGTGAAGCCGTTGTTCAGAACAGCAGCAGCCTTAACCTGCTTGGTGTAAGCCATAGCACGAGCCAGCGCCTTGGTGTAGCGATTCGACAGCGAATCGTACAAGTTATCTTCGATGGCCTCTTCGGTCAGCGAGAAACCCAGAGCGATGGTTTCGTGGTTGTATCGAGCAGTCCAAGCTTCCTGACCATTGTCGTACGCGATTGCAGAACCTTCGTTCTTAACCGGTGCGGCGCTGAAGCCAGACAGTTTGGTTTCCTCTTCGAAGGAACGCTCGGAAGTCTCGGTTTCGTAGATTTCCTTGTGTTCTTCGCCATAACGAGCGTACTCCAGACCGAACAATGCGTTCAAGCCGGGGAGCAGCTCTTTCAGTAGTTGTGCGCGTGAAATAGCCATGATTTAGCTCCCTTATACGCTGGCTTGACCAGTCGGGTTGAGATACGAGTGACCACCGTTAATAGTTACCGTAGTGGTATAAACGAGTGGGCTTCCAGCAGCGGTTGTGGTGGCTGTTGGATACGGTGCGTTCCACTTAACAATAACTTCGCTGTAGTTACCAGCAGCGTTGGTAGTCTCAGCAACGAGATCAACAACACGGAACGGAAGCGATTGGTCAGTGTTCGAGCCAGAATCGTAAGCGCCGATATTCGAGTTACCCGAAATGGTGGTGTTTGTCGAAGGCTGCGAAATAGCGAGGTTATCGCCCAGAATCGAACCCGAGATTGGGGTGATCGTGGATGAGGTCGCGCCGCCAGTCACAGCAACTTTGAACAGTTGATCAGGATCATCCGCAACATAAGCGAGGATGTCAGATGCAACAACACCGCCCGGATAGTAGTTAGAGAACAACTTCTGACCGGTAGATGGGTTAGTGTAGCTACAGCCAAGGAACACGCCTACAACACCCGTTGCCGAAACAGTCGTAGTGCCTGCTTCTTTGACGATAGTAGCGCCCGAAATACGAACGATGTCACCGTTGTAAATCGGAGTGGCGTAGTTGCTTGCAATCGGGAGTTCACGAGTTTGGCCCGCGAACACCTGACCGCCGATCAGATTGATCGGCTTTAGCCCGTAAGGGGCTGATACAGTCGGATAAGCCATGTTTTACTCCAAAAATTAAAAAATTAACTACCTTTACCAAATGACGTAGAGGATTTCTTCTCAGAGAAAAGGGGCATCCTTGGGTCGTTTTGGCGCATTAGATTGTTGTCTACAGACTCTATCTGTCCTTCGGACTGTTTCTGGTAGTGGTTATTACGCTGCTCCACCAGCTCCGATGGGGTCTTACAAAGCAACAATCCACCGACCTCGATGTTGTCTTTAAAGCGACTATTCGGGTCGATTAGCAGTTGAAATTTTGGCTGTTCCTCGATCTTTACTGGCTCCCATCCCTCACGCAGTTTTGCGGAAAGATTACGCGGATCAGAGTTGTTCATAGTCGAGACACGAATCCATCTGTAAGCGAAACCGGGCTGCTTATCTGGTTCAGGGAGAAGCTCAGGGGGAGCCCACTGCTTTGGGCGTTCCTGCACGGCACGGGTTTCCAGTTCACGTTCTAGTTTGTTGGTGCTCATTATTGGCCCCCATTAAGTAAGAGTTTTTCACGGGCGTATTGCTCAGGAGTTATCCCCAATCGCTTGGCGATATTTAACTCGGACTGCTTTAGCACAACCTTCTTGGAG